AATATATAATTCATCTTATCCGTCGCTTTCTCTATTATATTATATCCTGGAAATCCTGGCCACAACCCAGCCTTTTGTAATGGTGTCGCTTTACTTTTCCTCTTTCCCACTACCAATCCTTTCATTCTTCTCTCTGGCTCAATTTTATTCTTCACTATATCTTTCAATACCCATCTTGTTATCCTTTTTCCATACCAATAATATCCTCCCAACTTACCTCCAATATTCAATTTATCTACTAACTCCTTCGCTTCTTTTGGCTTATATCCCGCTTTAATAAATGAATTTTTCAAAGCTTCTCTTTCAAACTTACTCATTTTCATTGGTCCAACTCTTTCCAATCCTGCAATTGGTCTACCTCCAACTACAATCGGCTTTCCTTTCACCTTCTTCACCTTTCCTCCTTTCACCGCACCAACTTTTCTAGACATCTCTGCTCTTTCATAATGTTTCGCCAAGCCAAATGGTATAAATCTATAAAACTTCCAATTTTTACTTGGACCCCACAATCCTGTCCCAGTATCCACTGCATTAAAATACGGAGCATCCCACCTTACACTCACTTTATAAGTTATAGTGTCTCTCTCCACTAGTCTCGTTCTAATATCATTCCACTCTTGTTTTCTCACTCTTACCTTTACAGGTCCTTCTTCATAATCACCCTTTATTCTTAAACTCTCAATAAGTCTTCCTGTTCTCTTCGGCATTATTCCTCCTTCACTATATGGTTTATTAACATACTCTCTGAATAGATACTCAAACCTATGCATAAAGCTGTCATTCATCCATGCCTTACTCTCTTCAAAATCACTTAAAGCATGAGCAAAATAACCCAATAACCAATTTACTTCTCTATCATCTATCTCCATATCCACTGCAAACTGAATTCTAAATGGTCTCTCTCTTAAAGCTCTTCTTGTTCTCCAGGCTGGATATACCTCTGGTCTTCTTCTCACCATCTTCATCACTCTCAGTCATAATATAAATCCTCAGTTAAACTTTTTAGAGTACTCGTTACGACTAATGAACTCGTCTGTCCCGTTATTCTTTTCACCAAATCCTCATATCTTGTCTTCAGCTCTGATGCTTGTGTCAAAGCAGATGCTAATGCTCCTCCACCAACTCTTTCTACACTAGTTGAATATGAAAGTAGAGTATTATAAGCTGCTCCATATAATTTCGCCTGCTCTACCAAACTACTATCAGCATCACTATCCTTTATCGCATCTATATACTCACTCACCAAATCAATATTTTTCTGTATCACTGCATCACTCACTAAATCACTTGTAATATTATTTAATATTGTCCTAACATCATTTATTGTAACAGTCATTATTCACCACCATTCATCTCGCCTATAATATCTTCTAACTCATCAATAAGTGCTCTTAACTCCACTATAATTCTCTCAGCTTCCTCCACCGTTAACATATCATCTTCAAGTGCTTTCTTAATTTCCCTCATCAAACTTTCGGCTTTATTCAACACTTCTATCGCTTTATCCAAATTAGTCAACACCAGTTGTAATCCTTTCAATATCTTATTCTTCCCTCTATAATGTCCTAACAAATATGTTAACAGAGCAGGTATAATCACCATCAACAATTGGATTAATTCTTCATCCATACTAATTCGCCTCCTGAATATTAAACTTTATAAATATTCTCCATATTGTATTTTTAATAATATAAAAAACTAAGATAATATTAGAACTAAGAGCTGAACAAAGATAGCTAATTCAATTGTAAGCAATAGTTTCATTGAGCCCTCTAACTTCGATACTCTTTCACTTACTTCCACAGACCCTTGTCTAAGTTCATTTATCATATCATAATTATTCTTTAAGTCGCTCCTTACTTCACTAAGTGCAACCTCTATCTTAGCGATTCGTTCTCTGTAGTCAGTGTTCAAGAAGTTCACCTCCAATCACAGTATGGAGGTTATCTTGTAAATTCTCTTGCTAGTTGTAACAGAAGAACTCTCTGGTACTACTACAGTATTAAAGTATTGTCTGATACGATACTCTGTCATACCTGGATGTCTAAACTCTTCTGAGAGTGGCACATCTTTTCCATTATATACTCCATGTATAGCGGTTCCTTCTCCCTTTATCAAAACTACCGCATAAGTATCATACCACTTTGTTGGATAGAACTCTATCCCATAGCTTTCCTTGAACCAATTTATCAAGTTTGTTCTAACATTTTCTATATCCTGTGTTTTCATTAAGTAACCCCATGCTTGGACTGGAACAACCACTGCTACATTTCTAATATCACTATCATTTACACCAGAAGCTTGCAGAATTCCTTCTAACGCCTTCGCTATATCTCCTGCAGGGTCACCACTAGAAGTATTCCACTTAGCCGATGCCGCATGAGTATTACTTGAATAGTTTCCAGATGCTAAAGTTGTCAATATATTTTGGTCTTTAGCTTTTGCTAAAGCTTCGCCAGCTCGTCTTAGAACCATAGCCCATTGATTGTCAAATTGTCGTATCTTAGCTTCATCTGTCAAAAACAATGGTACTTCAGCTTTCTTAAGTGAGAGAACAAAATCTGTCCATGTTATGCTATTATCAACATTTGCTACTGCTCCTTCAGCAACAGGATATTCTGCACTTAACTCACTTGGTATATGATATTTTAGCTCTAATGTATCAGTATTAACCACACCCACTATCTTTGTTCCCACAGAGATAAAGTCTGCAGCTCTGTATATAATCTTCCTTACAATATCAGCTCTTAATTCATTATCGCTTGTTATTGCTAATTTAGCGATTAATTCTCTAAACGCATTCTCCATCTTTTACACACCTCCTATCATAATGGCCTTAAAAGCACTTTTGCAGTGCCTCCAGCATTTACCGCTTTAGATTCTAAAGCAACACCCACAATAGTTGTAAGCTTCTTAAATTGTGCTTCTACCTCGGTATCACTGAAAGATGAATTTAAGTCATCCCATTCAAATTTATCTATCTTTCCAGACCCTTTAACATATACTAAGTCTCCTTGTTCAAATGCTTTATTACTTGCATCTACCTGTACTTCAGCAATTCCATCAACTTGTACTGCAATATAACCACTTGTTAAATAAGTTCCTGGATTAGCGGGGTCTTCTGTCGAGGTTAAATTAACACCGATTACTACTTTACCAGCAGTTCCATCATGTACTTTTACATAGTTGTTCGAAGCATCCCACATTAAAACATATCCACTATCTTGAATTGATGCTCCACCAAATGGTAGAGTAATTATCGAACCAGGCTTATTCACCAAAGACATTACTCAACCCTCCATATCTCTTTTATCGCTTTATCTATTAAACTATTGACTTCATCTTCACTCAGCTCCTTCTTTTCAGGAGCCTCTAACTTTGTTTCCTTCTTCTCCACTAAACTCTTCTTTATTCTTCTCAACACTTCTATCTTTTCTTGAAGTGTCTTAATTGGCTCAAGTATCATCTTCACATCAATGAATTTACTCTTCCCAGAAATCTCTTCCATCAATGCATTGAGTGTTTCCGTATCTCTTTTCTCTAACTCCGCCTCTAATCCTTTCACCTTTTCTTCTAACTCCTTAATCTTTGCATCCTTCTCCTTTAACTTCGCTTTCAATGCATTCAACTTACTCTCATATTCTTCATTTTTCGCTTTCGTCTCTGGATATGGATATGGATACCCTGCTTCCTTCAACTTCTTTTTACACTCCTCTGATATCTTATTAAAATCTCCTTTCTCTTTCAACTCCTTAATACAATCTTCTACACTCACCATCTTCTTTTCCTCCAACTTTGTCTCTCTAATATTTTTAATCCGAGCCGTTGGACAGGCTGGATTCTCCACTATTGCAATACTTTCAAATTCTAAATTATTAGCTATATAAACATCTCCAGCTAGTTCACCCAAAACTCTTGTCTCTACAGAAAAAGCTTTAAACTTACCATTCTTTATTAACTCTACTACATTCTTATCAAATATCTTAGCCTGAACTAAAATCTTACCAGCGTCTGGTCTAACTGCACTGACATACCCAATAACTGCATCATCTGTATCTTGATGTCTCAACTTCACTCTTTTATTCACTAAACTCTTAGCCGCCTTTATTAAAACATCTGCAGGATAAAACACTTTATGACCATCGATTCCTTGATAAGTTCCTTCCTCTATTGCAACACCCTCTACTACCAATCCTTCTGCAGTTTCTTTCCACTTCATAACTTAACACCTCTCATCACTATCAATATTGTATCACTATTGCCAATCATCATTTCATTCGTCCCTCTGCAGAACTTTGAACAGGTTTAAGAACCCAGATATCCGAATTCAAGTCTTCTCTTTTCGCCGCTATATAAATCTTTCCTACTCTCGCTTTAAACCACATTGGATTATCCTGTAGTATAAATGCATCACCTTTCTCAATAATAATATCCCAACCTTCTAAACTCTTATACGGATTATCTTTTTCACCCACTTTTATCTTACCCTGTCTATCAATCGCCTCTGAAGTATCTCTAATCGCCGTAGCTGTACCTTCTAAAGGATTACTATCACAAATAAACCTGATATTATTAATATATAAGTCCCAATATGCTTTCGATGGTCCCTCTCTTATATGTTTTGGTCCTTTGAAAATCCTGTAATGAAGAGCGAATCTAGCTTTCTCAAGTTTCACTTGTTTAACATACTCATCTCTTATCTTCCTTCTTTCACTTTCACTATCTTTCAACCAGTATTTAAACTGATTTGGGACTTGTCTTTTGAACTCAGGAGGCAAAGCGGAGACTCCTTTAGGAGGTATCCAACCTTCTTCAACAGCTCTTTTCGTCAACACATATGGTATTTGGTCTTTAGTTTTCCAGAAGTTTAAGTATAGTGGTTCACCTGGCTTTTCTGGTCTTGCAATCTTCCTCACTACATATCTTCCTTTCAACTTTTCACCATAAAACCATATTTCATAAAAATACGGTTTAGCTACTGTAACCACACACTCTCCTTTATCAACAATACTAAACACACCATACTCATATTTAGTTGCGCCAACTTCACCTGGCGGTACTACTCCCTCAACTGTTAACCATTCTAAACTCTCTGTCGCCTTTCTCACACACTGCACTTTATTATGGTCTTTAAATAACTTCGTGCATTTATTATCCCACTTCTTCGCTTTTTCAAGACTATCAACATCTTCTTTTATACATCCCTTGACTAACTCGAATAGTGTAAAGCCTTCAAGACTCTCATTAGTCATTTGTATTCTCAAATCACCATGTCTACTTCTTCCTCTATAATGGAACTGTAAAACAAACTTTCTCTTCTCATCACTCGCAACTATCTTACCCAATTTTATATCTCTAATCTCCTTTGGTAAATTTGGAGCTTCTTTATCCTTTACCGCCAATAAGTTAGCTTCATCTGCTATCTCTAAAGCATCATCAACAGTATCTGGTATTTTTTGGTCTGGTCTAATCTCATAAATTCTTGGCTCATATACTCTCACTCCATTATCATATCTAAACAAAGTGTGAAAATTCACTGTTACTATAGTTCCTTTGGGTATATCCCTATTAGTCGAAAATGTTTTACCCGCAAACACATACTTCTTACCATTTAATTCGATATTAGCCCACTCTGGATGAGAGCCTGGCATCAACCCTATGAAATAATTCCACACACCTTTAGTTTTTGTTTCCTTTCTTCCCACTATTACAGCGTGTATATCAGCCATATTCTTGAATTTCACCCAATATTTCGTTAACCCTGTCAAAGGATAAGTACTCTTTAAACTCTTAATCATAGCACCTTCACTCGCAGGCGCACTCGCCATTCTCTTTATGGCTTTCCTCAACTCTTCAGGACTATCAACCTTCACCGACACTACTCTATTCAATCCAGGCTTAGGTATCTCATAAGTACTCTGTTCAAACGGCAACACATCTAAATATTTCTGTCTAATCTCCAATGGCTCTCCCGTCAAATCACCCACTCTCGGATTAATATCATGCTTACTCCACTTCTCATCATAAAAGTATAATATATCAAATACATTAAATACAAACATACTATCATCAAAGTTCTCTTCTTGATTGATATGTCCATTTACTTCTTCTCTTCCCAAATGCTTCTTACCAATCCAACCTTCAGTTTCTGTATCCAATATAATCTTCTCTGGAAACCCTTTCAACTTCTCTTTCAAACTAGGGAAATGTCTAGAAACTTCTTTACCTCCATCTGTAAACACCCATATCTTACTTCCATCCTTATGTATCTGCAACCTTCCTCCATCATATTTCTTCTCCACCACTAACGGATAATCCTCTTCATCAAAAAACTCCTCCACATTCTTAATACTATACTCCTCATTTGTATGATATCCTTTTACACCTTTCAGTGGAGTTATAAATACTCCTGGTCTTACCTTTCCCTCCATCATTATTTTATACACTGGCTTTTTAGGTATTAATACCAAATCGTAGAGGGGTATGAAAGAAGTGAAAGGCCCATGATACATATCAAGCATTATACTTAGTCTACTTGACAACTCTTTTGGTAAAGCTCTTCCCAACCTAAACTCGACTGGCTTTAATATATTACTAGGTGTATTAGGAGGCCACTTTACCAGAATATCGATATCACCTTGTGTCTCTTCATGAACAGCTAGTCCTCCCACTAATGAAATAAAGTTATCAGATAACATTATTGGCTTCTTAAAATGCTCCATCACTTCACTTAACTTTATCCTCTTTCTCTTTTCACTCTCCTCTCTAAACGAATTCACTTCAGTATAATCTTCACCAATTACAGCTGATACTAGCAAATCCAACTCTCTTCCATATTTCTTCATTGAAACATGTCTTCTCATTCCTCTCTTTCGCATCTCCTCCGCTATTTCAATAGCTTTCTTTACTATCAACTGGATAGGCCACTTACTCTTTCCCTCTCTAGCATCATTATAGAATTTATGTATGAGGGCATTATCAAATACCAACTCTCTGTCACTACTCTTTCTTGGGTCATAATTCCTCAAATCCTTAATATATCTAGCTTCTATCTCCATTTCTATCACCTCTCAAAATTTTATCAAGTAATTTGTTTATCTCTCCTACTCTCTGGTGTAATATTATATTGTGGCTCCTTACTCTTCACTGGTCTTGATGCTATCTCTCTTGGCGTCTCTGTTCTTTTGTGAACAGTAGCTTCTGGTAGCTTCTCTGGACTAATGGTTGGAGCACCCCATAAAGCTCGTAATTCATCAAAGGTAAATAAGCCACTCTCTCGTAGAATCGCAATTTGTCTCGCTATATCTATCTTATCTTTTTCCAACACTAAATCAAACACTATATCAAGCTTATTACTCAGCGGCTTCAACTTATCAGGTAATCTTGACATCAACCATTTGAATAATTCTGGCTTCATTAAACTCACTAAATATCTGGCTCTCGCAATCACCAATGAAATCAATGCCAAAAACGAAGAATAGCTTCCTTTACTCTGTCCTGTAAAAATCGCCATAGGCATACCAACAGCTGCCGCTATATTACCATTTAACTGGTCTATAAACTCATTCGGCGAACTATAACTACTCTTCGGCTCCAATATACTAATTTCAACATTATCAAGAGTGATGTAACTTTCATCCGCCTTTACCTTTCTTATCTTCTCCTTATAATCACTTATAGCTTGATTTGCCGCACTAATTGCATTTTGTATCTTCTCCTCCGCATTCTTTCCCGCATAATACTCTGGTTTAAATGCCTCTGAACTCAATCTATGATGCTCTCGCGGTATTAATCTATATCTCCAAAGCATATCATTCTCAATTAAACTCATCTTCCATAAGACCGTTGAAATTATAGGCTTTATAGGCGAAACACTCCACACTCCATATGTCAATCTACCTTTATTATCATAGACATAAACCTCTGGATTCAACGAAAAATGTATCACTTCTTCTGGTTTTAAAATCTCCTGACTCTCACTCCCTTCATTCAGTACATATAATCCTCTCTTTGTTATTACTTCACTTGAGAAATTATTAAGGTAGCTCCTATCTGGAATAATGGTAAGGTTCGCCAATGGTAAGAACTCCAAACTATCTTTTCTCAACACTACATCTCCATCTCTCAACAATCCAAAAGCAATTCTATAAATCAACCCTTTCAAATCATACTCTTTAATTATTCTATTCGCTTGTATCACTAACTCACGCTCTTCCTCTTCAATTACTTCACCAAATCTCACACTAATTCCTTTAAAGGCATCACTGATTAGTGCCGCTAAAGTATGGATTGAACCATATAATACAGGGTCTATCTCCGTCAACTTTTGATACTTTAAATACTGATTATCAGGCAAATTGAAACTTCTTCTCATCACCTTCAACGCATATATTATACTAGGTGGGTATGATAATCTCCCACTAAACACTTCTTTATTCCAACTCATTACACTCACCATTTTATCTTATTTATATTCTATATATTGTATTAACTATTTCATATTTATATTAAGTGAAACTCTCAACCATAAATGGCAGAAATGGCTTTCTAAACTTATCCAAAAACTGCACTATATTCGCCACTGTATCAGCTACATCTTTTGAACCTTTTCTTGGATGGTCAACTTTTCCATTCATCTTCACTTGTAACTCTATCAACTCTCTAAACAATACCTGATAATTCGGCAATACTATCTTCTTCTCAAAAATCATCTCTCTCAACTTATTATAATCATCCGCATTAACTCTATGAAACTCTATATTAACACCCTTCTCTTTCATCTTCTCCAATAAATGAGGAAAGTGCCATAAATCTAAAATCAAAGTTGTAATATTAAACCTCTTACACAATCTCAAGAAAAACTCTTCTACTTCAGAGGGTGAAATAAATCCACTCTCAGGCTGAAATCTGTAACTTCCATCAATAATAATCTTTCCATTTCTCTCCAAATGTCCAATACTTACTCCAAAAGCATCATTTTTAAGTGAAGGGTCAATTGCCACTATATACTCTTTCTCGAAATCTTTACACTCTTCTATTTTTAACAAAACATTATCACCCACCATCACTTCTTTCACCACTTCTGGTTTACTAAAGAAAGCATACTGAGAGGCGAAGGGTTTACATCCAAAATCTCTCCAGAAACTCAGTGGGTCTATTCTTCTAGCTTCCTGTAACTCTTCACAATCGAACGGTAGATTAGGATTTAACTCCCATGTTGGTATTATCATTCTCATTGTATGCTTTGAACCCTCTGCTTGAGCATATAACTGCATGATTGCATCTTGAGGGTGAACAGGACTAGAAATAGCGATTGATTTGCCTTCAAAACCAAATGTAGCCGTAGACTTTGCAAGAGTATTAAATATATTCACTCCATTTATCTTTTCTGTCTCCTCAAATCTACTCACCTCATCAAGAACAAAAGCTTTAAGAGTTCTTCCAACATTACTAGCTAACGCAGATGTTGATGCCAACACCTTAATATACTTCTCTGGAAACTCAATACTCAAACTCCTCACCTTATATTCAAATTCATTGAAGAAAGGTGATGCCACTAACTTTGGCTTAATCTGTGCCAACACCGTATCTATCGCCTGTTCTTCTTTCTTCGCCACCAATAAAATCGCTATAGGTGACCCATGAGCCAAACCATAAACTTCTTGAGGATTACTCAACGCTAACAACTTGAACAACTCATATAAAGCTATAACACTAGACAAAAATGTTTTGCCAGACCTCATCCCCGCAATCAAAATCAACCTATTATACTTCTTCTTCTCATCATAAAACTCTCTCAATATTTCTCTCTGTCTAGGCCACAACTTCAAACCCAAGAAATATTTACTCTCTGCAAAATACACTGGGTCATTTCTCGCCTTCAACACTTCCACTACATCATACATTATAATCACCCTGCCACTTACTTTCTTCAAGTATTTTAATAACCTTCTCTCTTAACTCTTTCGGCGCCTCTTTCAACAACAAATCAGTTATCTTATTCAAAACCATAACATTAACTGTGACTTGTGGTGCCGTCTGTATCTCACCTTTTATCTTCGCAAACAACTCTATCGCTCCTCTCAACTCCTTCACAATCTTCGCGATAGCCCCTTCACTCACCTCACCAATCGGCTCACTCACCAAAATCATAACTCTCTCATTCAACACATCTATAATATTCTCAAGCATCTCCACATAATCATCAATAGTCTTTTGTTTCTTCTTCACTTTCTTAATATGAGGCACATGTCTCGCAAACTCTTCTAATGACACTCCCAATATTTTCGCCGCTTTACTCACACCAATTTCACCCTTCAAAAATCTTTCTTCCACTACTTTCCTCAAACCACTTTCCATCTCACAAATCCGACACATCATAACACCTCACACTAATAGTGAATATTCATGAAATTGAAAATAAGTTCTAAGGTATTCTATGCAACTCTTCTATTTAAATATTGTGTGGGATTGTAAGTTAATTATGTCTAAAGTTATAAAAAGTTGATTATATGGTTCTCCTCTCTTTTGTTAATGTGGATTTAATTAAAGAAGGTGGGTAGAGGAGTTTGGGGAGAGAAAATGTGGGGAAGGGCTTTATTCTGTTTTTATGAAAAATCGCGTGTGAATTTTTCGTGTAATTTTCATTTATATAAACGGGTCTCTATTTAATTAATTGAATTTTTATTTATATAATCGGTCTATTATCGTATTCGTAATACGCGTAACATTTATTAATCACGTAAACAATATAAATCATAACAAAAAATGGAGTGTGATGTTAAAATGTTTGATATCGAGTTGTTGAAATTCATGAAGGATGTAAGACCGAGTGAGTATAATACAATACAATTATGTGAACACGTCTTGAATGCGTATAAAATAATAAAATATGCGTTAAGACATCCAGAAACATTAACAGAATTGTATGCGATTTTGAAATTACGAATGCGTTCTCATTTCGTTGAGGACGCATTCAAAATTGCGCTAAATGTGTTGTGGGCGCGAAATGAAATTGTTTTTTTGCATGAAGACGGGCACATTATTGTTGTTTTGAAAAAAATGTATGTGAAGCATTACGAACACTTTAAACAATATGAGCGTGTTGAGCTCGAGCTCTAACACGCTCACACATTATTTTTTTTCGATTTTTGTTGTTTCTATACTAATATATGATTTTGTTATATTGATATTGTTCATTATTTAATATTATAATAATATAATGCGTATATGTAAGTGTTTATTATTTTACAGTTTCGATAAGTGGATTTTTATTTATCCAATGGGTTATTTATTTGTATAATTAGCTTTCTATAGTATAATCGCGAAACGATAGCTTTTTATATTTTGAAAATGAATGTATTATTGAAAAAAATTGTGAGGTGGTCGTTATGTGTCCAAATGTTAAAAGACTGATAAAAAAGGCCGAACAAAAAAAATCATTCGGAATTGAGCCCGAGAATATTTTAAACATTCTGAATGATTTTAAAACACGCTCAGAAATCGCAAAACAATTGAATCTTGACATAAAGGATAGGTCCACAAATTGGAAATTGTGGGCCACATTAAAAGAACTAATGTATCAAAACAAAATCATAAAATTGAAACTTAAACAAAGACGTGATGTCTTTTTTTTAAGGAAAGACGAGTGGGAAAACATGTCAAAAACAGATAAACAAAATATTTTGAGACATTATGAATTAATGGGTGTTAAAAATGAAAATATCAAAAAAGAAATTGTTACGAAAAATAAATAAAATGAGACACCCCCGATTTCGGGGGCGTCTCATATTCGATGATGTGTTCAAATTCGATGAACACATTATCAAGATGATGTTCGACTTCTGAGAACATCATCAATTTTTATTTTTTTCGAACTTTTGTATAGATTTTTATTTATATAAACAGTCGTCTATACTCATTTTTGGCGGAAAGGTATATTATAATAATAAATTCGAATATAAACAAATCATTTTATTTAAATCTTTCATTTCGCATTTTTCGGTCACGATATATATCACTTTTCGATATATGTTTTCGGTCGTGTGAATATATACAATATTAGATTTTCATTTAACTAAACCAACATCTATAGGATTAGACCAGAAATTGCAAGATAGACCAGGAGAGTGTAATCGCATTTCCAATATATAGAGTAATTAGGAGAGTGTAATCGCTTCAAATATATCAGAATTACCAGGAGAGTATAATCACATACTTCAATCAGAAATGTTAGGAGAATGTAATCGCTCAAATATTGAATCACAACTTCTAGAAATCTAATATACACTGAGATAATAAACCCATATAATCACATACCCACAAAATTATACCACGCCTCGATAGTACTACCTTTTTTGGGAAAAATATATTTTAGAAATGGGGAAAACTTTGCTATTTCAACAACTTTTCTCTTCACTTTTCACCATTTTCTTTCTTTTCACTCGCATATTTTAACATTTTATCATATATCTAAATAAAAAAATTGCTATTCTAGCATCCCTATCGCTTATTCAATTCTAGCAAAATCTCACTCTCTTTTTATCACTTTTCACAAAATAAAATCACATCTCTGGCAATCTATCAAAAAATCGCACAAAAATTGTCAATAATAGCAACCCATCTATCCTATTGGTGGTATGTGAAAAAGTCCTTCTTTGTTATTCCTCATAATAATATATAATTTTATTTTATTTAATACTCTTTCTTAAGGCATTCTTTTAATTATATAGAAGAGTTTCTAATATATATTGTATATACATCACATTTTTATATCATTGAAAATAATGTAATCATGTAACGCATTGATTTTGTGTAGGAAACACGAGCTTATGAGATTTATCCAGAAAAAAAATAGTGAGGTGGTTTGTTATGCAGGAAATAAAAATAGTTAAAAAGGAAGAAATGGAAGTATATTCATACGGCGCCAGACAGCCAGAATTTGAGTGGTTGTCTGGTCATGGAAAGATAAGATTCAAAAGAGTTTTAGGCGAGTTTCGTTATTGGTGTGTTGAGCCAATAACAGATTTTGCAGTTTTAAGAGTTGTGAGATTTGATGAATTGAAAAACAAAAAAGATGTTTTAATTTTCGTTTTTATCGACACCTCAGTTTATGAGACTGAGGTGGATTTGGAATGGTGATTGTCATGACAAGTATAATAAATATTATATCTAGTGAGGAATACCTCACTGGCGGTGAATTAGAAATTGTATACGGTAGTGGCGAAGTCAAGAAAGTAATAAAGCATGACGATGTGTGGAAGATTACGAGGAAGTCAAAAGTTTTAATTGTTGTCAGAAAATATAATACATTGGATGGTAGAAAAGTAGAAGATTTTTATATATTGAAAGATAAAAATACAAATGTATGGATATCTGGATAAATTGGAGGTGATTATTATGACAAGATATGAGAAAATTAAAGAAATATATGATGAGATAAATTTGAATACACCAAAACAGAGCTTAATGAGAATCCTGTGGGAGCATTATCCTAGATATGCTCCCAGGATTCATAAAGCTATTTTTGATAAAAAACCACTCCCGAGCGCGGGAGTGGAAGAAGAAATACTAGATGATTTATTGAGTTTGTTTTTATTGAAACTACACGAAGCAGTGATTAAAAACATCCAGCCCCAGGACTGGGCTTGGATATGGGAACGATATAAAGAGATTACAGGGATGTTCGAGTGTAAAAGAACAGTGCATTTCGAGGAATGGCATGAGTACTTTATGAGACTGGAAAAACTAGTGAGGAAAGTGATTGGCAAGAAAATATACAAAGACAGGCTGTGGAAGTATTATGATAGAAGAAGAAGTGTTTATGAGGATTTAGTGAGTTTGTCAAAGATAGGACGTTTTGAAGAGATGTTAAAGCGCTGGGAATGTCATTGGATTACAAAGAATGTTTCAATTGAAAGAAGTTACGGTGAAAAAGTATGGCGGATAGTGACATATGAAGTAAACAGTGATGGGGTGGTTGACATGAACACGGGTATAAAAAGTGAGGATTATATTTACAATGGATTCTTAAAGATACAAAGAATTGAGAAACTACCAGTGATTGACAGCGACAATAAGTTGTGGTTCAGAGTACATTGGCCTAACCAAAGTTGGGAAATTTATAGTGCGATACTAGTGCAGGAAGGCGATGAGCAGTGGTATGACAGGATATGGTATCAGGAAAACGCGAAGACGATATGCCCAGGACAGTATTATATTGGGTTTCCAAAGTATATTCAGGGCGACCTAGCGCTAGTGCAGTGGTCTGAAGTGCCATATAGGAAGAAAGATATCAAGAACTTCAGTTTCGAGAAGTGGCAGGGAAACATTTACATATACAAGTACAGTGACTGGGTGCCGAAGGTGAACATAGTGGAAAAGGTATTTCCGAGGCATAGATTCGAGGGAACATTCGATTTACTCATAGACTTTCAAAAAGTGGTGTTGAATGCAAGGAAGAAAATGACGATAACACATAGTGAACATGGGGTATTAACAATACCGAAAGGCGAGTATGTGATAGGAAAGGTGGAAGGACATCCAGTGAGACCAAGTCAAAGTGTTGAAGATTAGTCTCATTTTTTATTTTTTTATTTTTAGATGTATTAAGCCGCGGCTGGAGAAGGTAATCGGTTTGGTGCAATCCTGGCTAGATGTGGTCTAGCCAGGGCACCAGTAGTTGGTGTTCGAAATAATGAAATGGAGGTCGATTGAAATGGAAGAAGAAGCAAATGTGGATATAACTTTCCATGTATATAATGATAAGCTGAAGAATTTAGAGATAAGAAGGTTAGAAGCAGAAAAAGAACTACCGAAAGTGTTAAAAATAGAGTTTGATTGGTCTCATGAACTAACAGTGTTTTTCAATAATATGGATGCTTTCAGAGATTTTATAAAGAGGATGGAAAGAGAATTAGAGAAAGTTAAGAAAGGTGAGTGAAATGACTTGGCAACTTTTCTCAATTGAAGAGAATGAAAAATGGTATAGAATGGTTTTAGATGAAAATGGAGAGCTAAAGTGGAATGGTAAAGTTGAAGCACAATTGAATACAAGTATAGCTATGGTAGACTATGCAACAGTGAAGACGAAACAGTTTTATTATGTCTTGATTGAGATAGTGAACAAGTTCAGTGAAATGAGGCAATTCATAATAAGGATAAATAGAGCTACAAAAGAATTCGAAGAAATAGTTGAGACAAGATTACTTAATGGATATAGAAGGATTACATTGAGATGGGTTAATGAAATTGAAATAGACAGACACGATTATCTTAGGATTAACAATAAACGTGTTGAAGTTGAGTTATGGAAAGATGAAGACGGATATGATGAGTATTTCTTCATATGACAGAGGTGAGATAAATGCAAGATACAACAAGAGAGGAAAAGATAGAACAATGTATTGAGAAGTATAGTGAAGGTATAAAGATGAAGAGAAAGCCAGAAGATGAAAGATTGGCAGTGCCGAAGCAACTGAGATGGAGTGATTTAGAAATTGATGGATTCACGCCACAGGGAAAACCATTCGGATGTTCAGCGATGTTTTGTAGATATTATGTAGCAGTGATTAGCTTTGATAAGACACCACCAGACAGTTTTCACAAGGACTTCAATAAAGAAGCAAAACAGTTATTAAAAGAATTTGCGTGTGCAGTAGAAAAGGCAGGGTGGCATGTTAGAATAAGAATGCCACCTTGGTGCGATTGCATATACAACGATGGAAGGTGTAGAGTGGTTATGTATAATAAGAAACCATTTTAGTTTCATTCTTTATATTTTTTAAAAGAGTAGTTAGAAATGATGTGAAAAAAAATATTAATCGCGGAGGTGTATGATAATGAAGGAGTTAATGAGAGTTAAGATAAGAGATTTTGAAGATGTTATAAATAGAGTGAAAGACGAGGTAAACGCAATATTTGTTGATAAGGGACATTCATTCAGTTTTAGTATTGTGGAAGGTGATGAAGAATGGTAAGAGTTGATATTAAAAGAAATGTGATTTTACATAATGAGGAAGAGATATTTAAAGTGGATAAGAGTCTTGATTTGTGGAATTGGCATGTTGTGGAAAACAAGGAACTGGCGCTAGTACAGTTAGTGACAATGGATTACGGAAGACAGAATCTGTTGATAGTGAAGGGAGATAGTTATATAAAATGGTATGTGGATATTACAGACTATGATAATGAAACGATTAAGTATGATATTAGAGATATAAAGGAGATAGTGAGAGTGAATGACTGGGATTATGATATATATGGTGATGGAAGAGATGCAGTTGACATGACAGTGAAGATGAAGAGTGGAAGTGAAGTGAGGGTTTTAGTATGGTTGATAGATGGGTGGTGAAAGAAAGATGGAATTTCTTGTGGATAAAGATATTGTAACAATGGATTTGAAGAAAGGAGAAATAAGAGTAAATGGAGAGTTGAAAGAACTAGTGCCGAGAGATGATAAGTTAAAAGATGTAAAGGTATTAAAAGGTGATGATTTTGCGGTAGTAGAGATTTATACAGAAAATTATGGAGTGGTGCAGTATATAGTGATTGGTGGAATGGTTTGGCATTCAGAGATGTGTGACAGAAAAGCGGAAGAGATTAAATATTTTGTGAAGGATATTAAGAAAATAGTGAGAGTGAAATGGGATGAATCTGGTAGTTATGCAATAATGACGGAAGTAGAGATGAGAAATGGTAATAGAAAAGAAATATTGATTTGGGTATTAGATGATTAATGGAGGTGGATAATATGAATTTGAAAGAAGTGTTGGGTATAAAAGAAGAGGATATTTTGAAGTTTAGAAGAGTGCTGTTTGAAGTAGCGAGTGATGAAGAGTGGGTGCAGAGGTTGGAGAGTGATGAGAATTTGATGAGATGTCTGGTGTTGATGCCGTTTATAGTAGATAAAGAGGTGAAAATGCCAGGAGAGTATAAGACAAATGCATTGTTAGCATTGGCATTATTTGGAGGAGTGAAAGGAGCAGTGGAAGCGATACTAAAGAAAAGTTATAGAGCTGATGTAAAGATTTTGGTGTTGTATAGCATTGGAAAAGTGATAAAGGAAGGAGAGTGGTGTGAATGAAGGTTTATGTATATTTCTTTGAGGTTGAGAATAAAGAGAGAAAGAGGTATAAATGGAGAACATACTTAGATTTAAGTTTAGCGGAGATAGAGAGGGTGATAAAGACAGCGTTCAAGGGATATATACTAAGATATGTGATTAGGTCAGATATATTCAGTGTACCATATGGGATGTACCAGGATATTGAACTGGATAAAGTGTGGAAGAAATTGTATGGAGTGGAAGTGAAATGAAGTGGAAGTATAGTGTTGGAGGATATGAAATTGTAATAGAGAGGAAGTATGGATATGGAACGAAAGATGATATTAGAATAGTTTTGATAGCATTAGCGGAGATTTTAAGAGAAGGAAAGGTGAGAAAATGACAGTTAAGTATGTATGCCCAAAATGTGGTGGAGTACTGGAAGTCTTGGTACTTCCAACAAATCCACCACAGATAGAATATTATTGCCCGAAATGTGGGTGGATAAAAATAGAAAGGAAGAAGATAATCAAGTTGGTGATTGAAGATGAATGAATGGTATAAGTATGACGATGGAACTAATAGTGAAATATGGTATAATTGTAAAAATGGGACTGATAGTAAGATTATATGGTATAAGCATAGTGATGGAACTAGTGATAATAGTATTGTGTGGTATAAATATTATAATGGAACTAGAGGAGATTAATGATGGATGAAGAGTTTATAGTTCTCATTGTAGTTCATTTAGAGTGGTTAGTCATAGTGGGAATTTTGTATTATTTGATAGGAGATTGGTTTGTAATAGTGCCGTGGATAGTGTCTTTATTAATTTTATATGCTATGATAAGTATAGCGTGGAGGTTTGATGAATGAAGTGTGATAGATGTGGAAGTGAAATGGTGTTTAGAGGTGTAAAGTGGATAGGTAAAGTGAAGGTATATAAGTATAAGTGTAATAGCTGTGGAAATGTAGTATTATGTTTGAATAAGGAAAGTGGAGGTGATTGAAATGAAGTATGTAATGAAGGGATTAAGTTGGATAGATGAAAATGGGAAAGAATTAGAAGATATGAAATTAAAGAAGAAATTGGATATTGAAGCAGAGAAGTTGTTGATTTATCCAGGAATGAAAAAGAGAGTGGAATGTGAATTTGATGAAGAGGATATGACTGTAGAATATTTTACAGTGGATGATATTATAGTGGACAGAGATTTTACATTAATTCCCGTATATGAAGGAACATTTGCGGGAGTTTTATTCAGTTTGGAAGAACTTAGATTGGGTGGGAAGACCGTACTGTGGTGTGCAAAGATAATTGATGCAGATAGAATTCTATGGCATTCAGAAGCAGTTGAGGTGAAGAAAATACTGATGGAGTTGTTAGAGGAACTTTATATAAGGTTCGAGCATGATTTAACAGAGTTAGAAATTGGATTGGATATAATGGTGAAAATGATGAGGAAGTTGATAGAGAGAGGTGATTTATAATATCTTTCTCTTTATTTATATAGAGAGGTGAGTGAAAGTGTATGATTTAAGATTAGAAGACGATGAATGGAGATTATATGAGGATGATAGAGAGATATGCAGGTTGGAGTATAATACGCCGAGTGAGTTGGCGGAGCTTCTAGAGATTATAATTGGAAGAAAGTTCAAGAGAGTGAAGTTTGTATTATTGGAGAATAAATTATTTAGTATTGTGAGAATATATTGGAGGTGAGTGATTATGATTTTGGAGTTTATTAAGATGCCAGTGGTAGGATGGATATTATTAGATAATCGCGGAAAACATATTGATGGAGTGTATGATGATAGTGGTAAGTTAAAGATGGCGAGAGAGATATTGGTAGAGTGTCTTGATAAGTTGAAGGATAAGGTGAATTTGGAAGTGATATATAAGATTAAGATAGATGTAAGTGATAATGTAAGAATATTAGAAGTGAGGTGATGTATATGTATCATGATGTTATAGAAGCGCAAAGTATTCATATACTACAGCATGAAGATGGAAAGAAGCAGGTGTTTTATTGGAATAGAGATATGAAGGAGAGAGAATGCGTGGGAAGAGTGATAACAGTGGTGTTGGAAGCGAAACATAAGTATTGGACAGTGATGAGTGGTAATTGGGTCGATTTCAATTTCGCGAGAACATATAAGTTCTTTTTGGAGGTTGAAAGAGAGTATATGAGGATAAAGGAGATGAAGATATGAGTTGGCTGATATTCGATAAACATGGATTTGCGATAGAAATCTGGGAAAATGGAACTGTAATAATGAGAGATGAAAATAAGAGAAGAGTTGAGTATTTACCAGGAATTACATTAATAAAAGAACTAAAGTGGATGCATACAGGATGTGGAATTATAATAGAAGTGAATGTAATACATTATTTCTTCTTGGAGTTTCAAAGATTGGAGATAATGGATATAGAGCTATTTGCCAAAAGAGACCATGTGAGATTAGATGAAATTGAGTTGAAAGATGATGAGTTATACTATGGAAAGGATAAGGTTGAAATGCAATTGGTTGAATATGAAAGAAATATTGGTGTAGAAGTAGTATATGATTTTAAGAATTGTAAAGAAGTGTGGAGGTGTTAGATATGAGAAGCTGGTTGTTGAAAAGTGAAGTGTATAAGAGAAATGGAAAAGTTGAAGCGTTTATGTTAGAGTTGTTAAGTAATGGAAAAGTAGCGAGAATGAGATTGGTGAATGATGAGTGGAAGGTAGAAGAGAAGGAATTGTTTGAAAATATGGAGGTAAGAAGTGTTGTGGTGAAGAATATAGTGAATGCGGTAGTGTTACAGGTAATAAATGAGTTTGGAGAGGTGTATCAGTGGTTGATACAAATTGAACCATTTGAAGTATATGAGATTGAAGTGAGAAGTGCTAAGAAGCCGGTAGTATTAAATGATGAGATGAGAATAGAGGTATTTGGTGAGATATACTTGTATGTTAAAGTATTCTGGAGATTTATTGAGTTTAAAGGTGAAAATGGAGTGTTGAGGTGGAATGAGAGAGAAGCGAGGTGGTATGAATGTGGGAAACAATGATGAAATTGAAGGGATTATTGATAAATACTTTTGATGAGGCGATAGTGTATTATAGAAATAATGAGACTGGAGAAAAGTATGAGTTTTTGGCGCAAGTTGATGCAGTGGAGTTGAGAACCAATAAATGGAGAAAGATGAGATACTGTGGACATAATATATTTATTGAGTTTAAAAGGAATATGGAATTCAAGATAAGAGTGAAGGATGGATGTATGTATGTGTGGTGAGAAATGATGAGGTATAGAAGATTCGCGAAAGGAGATGAGAAGTGTGATGTATGTGGAAGGAGAATTAGAAGAGGAGAATTTAAATATGTGGAGGTGATGAGTAATAGAGTATATTGTGAGGAGTGTATGAAAAAGAAGATGAGAGGTGATAGAAATGAATGAGTATATTGTGGTGTTCAATACTATAATGCATCCAGCGGGTTTGGATGCAGTGATTTTTATAACAAAGAAGAAATATGAATTACAAGTGATTGAAAATGTCGTGAAAATGATGTATGGAAGAGAAGCACCAGTGGTGTTATATATTGGAAAAGTGGAATACTCAAAAAGAGTAACAAAAATTGGAAGTTTTGGTTTAGTAGTACCTCTTTCGGTATATGAGAATGCAGATGATTTAATTGAGAAGTGGATAGAATAAGTGGAGGTGATATTATGATAGTTGAGGTAAATGAAGATGTATTTATAGATGAGAATGGAAATGCAGTGGATGAAGATATAGTGGAGAAGGTGAAAGAGTATGCAGAGAGATATTGGATTGATTTGAAGAAGAAAGTGAAGTTTTATGTGAATGAGGATAGGAGAGTGGTGTTTGCAAAGATGCATGATGTAGAAGTGGCGACAGGAGTAGATTTGGTGTTGCTAGTGGAAGTGAGTTATGGGATGAAATTTATACAGGTGTGGAGATTAACATTTGGAGGCAAAGTGTTGTCTTGGATAATTGCATTGAAGGATACGGAGAGACTTCACTGGGTAACAGTTAGTGAGAGACTAGAGGTTGCTATTGGTGATTTATTGTATTATTTGGTGATGAAGTATAGAGGAAGAGGTGAAGAGATTGGAAGTGTATTTAGAGAATTGTTCTGGGAAATTAGTAAAGTAATGGAAGGTGATAAAGAATGGGAAGTATAACAATACCGAGGAGTATATCAAGGTGGATTAATAATGTATTGAAGTATGTAGAGGCCGATGTGTGGCATGTTAAGAAGATTGGAAAGAAAACCATAGTGATGGTGAATTACAGGATACAAAAGAATGTGGTGAAGGTGATGGTAGAGGATAATGGATTTGGATGTTCAGTGAAGGTGTTAAGTGTGTTTGATATTAGAAGTGGAGAAAGAAAATTGTTTAGAGAGAGTGAGGAGGTGTTTCTATATGAAGTTTAAGTGTGAGAAGAAATACATATTTGAGGTGCTGGGATTAGATGCAACGAGAGCGACGGAGATTAGTGAGAAAATACAAGAGTTAATGAAGACAGAAAGAAATATTGGAGCAATATTGAATGAGATATGGAATAAGAAGAGTATTACGAAAAAGATGAATGAGAGAGTGTTTTTGACATTAATACTGGGTGTAGAGATAGGTAAGATTGAAGTGGTGAAGTTGGTGACAGAGAGTCAGAAAGATGAACCTATGATGTTTGGATGAAGGTGATGAGTAATGAGATATGAGAATGAAATGAAATGTAAGGAGATAAGAGAGAAGTTGAAGGAGTTCAATGTGGAAGTGAATTTTGATAAGGTTGGAAGTGAAATAGAAGTGTGGACGGAAAGAGGAATGATGATTTTCAAGAATTATGCAGAGTTGAGAAGAGCACTAGAGTTAGCATTAGATTTATTTCTTTCTTTTTATTATAAAGGAAGATGGAGAGTTGATTGATATGATGTTGTGGAATTCAAAAAGACATGATTTGATGGAGAAGTGGCAAATGGAATTCAGTGCCAGTATAAAGAAGGTGAAGAATAGGTATGTGGTGGAGATAAAGGTGTATGATGGGATAGTGATGAAGAAGGAGGTGGAGAAGTATAGAGATGCGTTGGATACTGTGAAAGAGGAAGCGAAGATGATAAGAGAAAGGTGTAAAGATAAGAATATTGAGTTTTTAGAATATTTGGATAGGATTATTAGAAGTATAGAAGTGGGTGAAGAAAATGAGTAAGGAGGTGATAATATGGGTAAATGGCAGTTAATTGAAGAAGTGTTGAAGAAATATGGGTATAATGATTTAGCGGAAAAGGCGAGAGAGATTAAAGAATTATTGATAAAAATATATGGAGATGAGAATACGAAGTATTGGGAAAGATATGGTGTGAAGTGGAGTAGTTTTTTATTAAGTGAGCCGAAAAGTGTGGTGAAACTAGCTACAATGATGGAACTAGTGAGTAGTCAGTATCCATGTAAGGCATGTGAAGTAACGATGGAGGAGACAGGGAAGCCGATAGGGACATATATGGAGTTCTGTGGAGCATGTAGATTCGCAAAAGAAGCTGGTATCTGTTGGAATAAGAATAGTCTTTGGTATAATTTTTGGCATGAGTTGATAGATATTAAGGAGGTGAAAGGAGTAGAAAGATTTTTTATGGAAGAGATTGAAGATATGGGATACTTTGAGGAGTATAAAGGATGGGTGATAATAGAGGATTATGGAATGGGTGTTTATATAGCAATAAAAGGGAATGTGAAAATGAGAGCAAGGGAATATAATATTATTAGGAGAAAGATAGATGGAGGTGATTAATATGGGTAAGTGGCAATTTATAATGGATGTTCGTGAGATGAATGGTTTGAAGAAGAGTTATGAGTTGGCGAGAGAGATAAGAGATGCATTGATAGAATTATATGAGGATGAAGAAGTGGAAGTGTGGAGTCAGGTGGAGAAATATTGGAGAGAGGTGATGAGTGAGGTGAAGTGGAGAAAGAGAGTGGCGATTTTACTATTAAATGAAGTGATTACGATAGGAACATACTGTAAAGGGTGTGTGGTAACGGATGGACCATGTGAAAAATGTGAGTTTGGGAAGAAATATGGAATATGTGAAACAAAAGATAGTTTGTATAGGAAGTTTTATCTTATGTGGAAAGAGGAAAATGGAATTAGAGCAGGAGAACACTGGGAGATGGAATTTTGGACAAGAGAAATCGCGGATTTAATTGAAAGTGGAAGTAAAGAGTGGAGAAGTCATTTGAGGTAATGGAGGTGATATTATGGAAGATAAGTGGATATTTATTAGTAGAGTGTTAGAGGATATGAATTATAAGGCTAGTGCAGCTATGGCAAGAGTAATACATTATGTGTTGAAGAAGATGTATGGAAAGACTGAGACAAAAGTGTGGAAGGAGTATAGGAGTGAGTTGGAGAAAGTGTTATATATAAGTATGAAGAAGGAGAAGAAGTTGAATTTAGTGAGAGAAGTGGCGGATAATGCTGGATTCTGTATTGCTTGTGAGGAGTCATTTTTCAATTGTAAAGATTGTGAGTTTGGAAAACTATTTGGGTATTGTAATGAGAAGAAGAGTTTGTATAGAATGTTCTTTAGAGTATTAGAGTTAGAGCATGGAAATAAAGTGGAAGATGAACGCATTGATTTCAATAATTTCAATGAGTGGATAGAAGAGAATAAAGAAGAGGATGATGGATATATAATGTATAAGTATGGTGTGTAATATAATGATGTATTTAATAGGAGGTGATAATATGGAAGTAATAGTGAGAGGTTTGAAAGATGTGATTGGGTTTATAATGGCTTTGATAGATAAGTTTCCAAATATAATTGATGGAATGGAGTGGAGTGAAGATGGTGAATATTATAAGATGATAGTGAGATTTGAAAGAGTGTTGACAAATGGTGAACAAGAGATGCTTGAGGAAATAATAGAAAGATTTGATGGTTATATCGATGGATAATAATGTGGAGGTTGTAGTAATGGATGAAGCTGATGGATATTTTATAGGTCTCTGGATTGGTTTCGTTACAGGAGCTGTGGCATTGTATGAAGGAATGAATAATGAGTGGCATATGTCAGCGTTAATGTATGGAATAGCTATAATAGTGTTTTTAATATTGTGTTTTAGAGTTAAGATGAGAAAGGAATAGTAATGGAGGTGTGTAATATGACAATTGATGTAATATTTAGAGGAACAGTGAAAGCATATATTGATAAGAGATTATTGAGAAAGATAAATATTTTGAATGAGTTGAATAATAAAGTAGTGAGATTGATATTTGGTGGAAAGAAGAAGGAAGAAAAGTTTTATATATATGATAAGAGACCAGTAACAGTGTGGAGTGGAGTGAAGTATTTGCAGGGAGAAGAGTTTAATCCAGATTTAAGTGGTGTGTGTAATTTGGATTTGAGGAAAAAAGAAGATATGCCAGTATATGCAGTGTTATTTCAGACAATGGAACAGGAGATAAAAGGATGGTTTTTGTTGGTAAAAGGCATAGTATATACGGAGAAGAAAGAAGATGAAATTTGGAGAAAGGTGATAGGGAAGAAGGATAATTTGTTTACAGTTCTTTTAACGAGTAGTTCAGTGGTAGTAGTAGATGAAAAGAGGATTGATATAAGTAAAGGAGTGTGGTTTTGATGCCATTGAGTTTAGAGGAGTTTAGAAGTTTAAAGCCAATGAAGAAGATAGATTGGAGTGAAGTGAGAGAGAAGGTTAAAGGTAAGGCATGGACAGTAAAGGAGTTACATAAATATATTACAGAAGAACTTGGTTATAAGATTAGTCAAGGAAGAGTGAGACAAGTGTTAGAAGAGTGGAAGTGTCCGAAAGCTTTCGATGAGAAAAGAAGACTATTCTATTTAGTGAAATAATGCGCCCAATAACCCAAATGCCGATTAAACAATATTTAAATATATGTTTAACAATAATAGATTTGATGCCGTCTCTTAAAGGCGTATGTGGAGACACTGAGTAGCTCTGAAGGCCTTTAAGAGATGGTTAAAATATTTTAAGCCACTCTTAAAGGGTGGTGTAAAAAAAGAATGAGAGGTGAAGGCATATGCCAATATCAAGAGAAGAGTTTGAAAATCTACCAGAAGTAACATCTAAGAGAGATGAAATATTAGAAGTTTTGAGAAAGCAAGCTTATACACAAAAAGAGCTTGCAGAAATGTTCGGAGTAAAGAGAAGCACAATTTGGAATCAATTGAATAGACTGATGAAGGCGGGATTGGTAGCGAAAAAGAGAACTCCAAATGGAGTATATTATATAGCGACTGAGTAAGGCGATTTTTATGAAGATTGAGGAAGCCAAAGAGCTATTGAGAAGAGTGTTACAGGATAAAGCGATGACATCAAGAGAAATTAGTATTGTTTTAAATTTGGATATTCTAAGAACAAGAGTGATTTTGAGAAGACTGGTAGCAGAAGGCTTCCTCGTAAAGAGAAAGAAGGGTAAAATCAATTATTTTTCTCTTTTTTTGTGAGGAATTAATTTAAATATTGGTTTAAATAGTATAGGTATCCTTATGTAGAGGAGAATATTATAATATTATAGAAAAGAGTTGAGGTGATATTTATGAGTGTTGAGCAGAAAATAAATAATTGGGCGGCTAAAACAGGTAAGAGTGTTGAAGAGTTGAATGCAGAGATTAATGAAATAGTGAAAGAGTTGTTGGAGAAGAATCCTGGTATGGATTTAAATAAGGCAAGAAGTAGAGCGATGTTAGTGTGGTATGCAAGGTATAAGAGTTCATTGAGGACTACGGCTGTTATGGTTGAATTTATAGCGCTAGGGTTGGATGTGAAAAGAGATGTTACGGTGAATTTGAGGAAAGAAGCTGAGAAGATGAAGAGTGAAAATTGGGAGTTAGCATTACAGAAAGGATATATTGATGAACAGGGTAATATTCTTGACTTTAGAAAGACTTTGAAGTTCGGAGATAAAGAAGTGGAGAACAAACAATATGGACAGAAGTTGGAGCCAGTATATATGAGGACAGTGTATGGAGTAGCGAAAAAGGTAGGAGAGGAGACGATAAAGACTGCGGTTTTGAGTTTAAGAGGAGATGCTTGTGAGAATCCGCCTTTAGTTGGTGTGAAATGTAAAGTGCCTGTATATGTGAGAAAAGAATCGGATGATTTGATAGAGTTATCTAGTGCTAGAAATTGGAAAATACATGAGACTGTGCAGTTACCAAAAGAGACAATAATGGAGATGTTAAGTGGAGCGCCATTATTGAAGCCATTAGAGAAAGTAGCAGATACAGATGACCCATATTCAATAAGTAAGGTGTTGGTAATCGGCAAAACAAGAACGAAAGATGGAAAGTATATGGTGTTTGTAGAAGACCCAGATAATGAAGATATCGAAGCTGAACCAATAACATGTTTCATGCCAGAGAGTGCAGGAGCATTTTTGGTAGATGTTGAAGAGGGTGATATTGCTTATTTAGTGTGTAAAGGATATTGGCGTGAAAGAGAAGAAGGGAAACAATTGGTTTTGAATGGGTTTGGTATCTTTAAGTAATATTCTCTTTTTTTATATTGTTAGGAAGGAGGTGAAAGTAGTGAAGAAGGAGGATTTTGAAGAGTTGAAAAGGTTGTTAGAAAGAATTTTATGGAAATATTCATTAGGAGCATTGGGAATACAGATTAAAGAGTATATAGATAAAATAGATGAGCATTTGAGAAGGTATTATAAGGAAGTGGAAAAGAATGAGTGAGTTGTTTTTTCTGGTAGAGGATATTTTAAGACCGATATATAATAGTAAAAAGTTTGCAAGTGTAGTGGAATTTATATTAAAGAACTATTGGTTTGAGCCGGTGAAAGAGGAAGAACTTAGAGATGCAATATTGAGGTTTTATTCAATACATACCATGCATAATATTAAAAGATTATTATTAGATTTTAATATAATTAATTATTATTTTGATGAGGAAGGAAGGAAATATAAGATTACGGAACATTTTAGAGAAAAGTTAAATGAGAGGAGGAATGTGTAATGGCGTGGAATAAACCAAAGGAGAATGGAGAAGTGTTGAATGTAGATGCTTTCTTTAAAAGAGTTGAGAGTGAAGAGGTAAAGATGAAATATTTGAAAGTTGGAATATGGGGACCAGAAGGATGTGGAAAAACATATTTCAGTATGACAGCACCAGAGCCTATTTTAATAATTGATACAGATGGAGGAGCGGAAGGAGTTAGAACACATCATTTTGAGGATAAAGATATTAGAATTTTCTTTGTGGACCCCGTTGATTATGATACTGGAAAGATTGATGTGGAGAGAGCTTTAAATGATGTTGAGGATGCAGTGAAGGCAATAGCTAAGGCGGTAAAACAAGGAGGAATAAAGACAGTGGTGTTAGATTCGGGAACAGATATTTGGAATTGGATGTATACTTGGTTAGAAGGAATTGCACATCTAACAAAAATAGGGACTATACCACAGTTTGAGTGGGGTAAGGCAAATGAAAGGTGGAGGAAGATATTTCATACTTTGAAGTGGTTACCAGTGAATTTCATTTTGACGGGTCAAGAGAAGGTAATAAGTGAGAAGAAGGAGGAAGTGGTGAAAAGAGCTGCATGGCAAAAACAAACAAGATATTGGGTGGATATAAAGATAAAAGTGTTTAAGAAGACGATAGAGGGAAGTAATAAGTGGCAGTTTTGTGGTTTGTTGGAGAAGATAAGATTTATGCAGATTGAACAAGCAACACTATGTAATTTGAGTTGGAATAAGCTAATAGATTATTTAAAGAAAATAGGTGTGAAAGTTGATGATAGTTTATATGCAAAGAGATGAATGTAGATGTATGAAGATTATATACATAAAAGTGGAATGTTGGTATACTTGGCCTGTCCAAGAAGATATTATTATGAGTTTATTGAGAAAAGGCAGTATGAAAGAAGTATATCGGCTCAGCTTGGCGCAAGATTCCATGACTTTGCGGAGAAATTCTTCGATTTCGTGGAAAGAAGTAAATTGGAGAGGTTAGTGACATTTAAGGAGACAAGAGAATATTTTAATAGTTTGGTTGAGGAAGATAAGAGTATAAGTGGCATGCAGTATAATTTTGTTTCGTTTGAGGCGAAGAGATGGGTACAGTTAAGAAATTGGTGGTTATGGTTTCCAGTAGCAAGAGAGTTGAGAGTAATTAATGATGAAATGAAGATGATTGGTAAAATTGATAGGATTGATAGAACAAATGATGAGATGTTGGTGATAGTGGAGTATAAAACGGGAAAAAGGAGGCAGTTAAGTAAGATTAGGAAGGAATTGGCGTTTTATTGGTTATTGTTACAGGGAGCGAGAGGACTGCCACCAGAGATTAATCCGAAGAGAGTAAAGTATATAGCGATGTATAATCCAAGTTTAAATAGTGTATGGTATGAGGAGTTAAAGAAGAGAACAGTGACTGCATTAAAGAAGAGTATAAAGAAGTTTAGAGAGGGATTGAATAGAGAGGATTTTGAAACGAATCCAGGTGAGCAGTGTATGTGGTGTCCATTTTGGGAGTTATGTGAAGAGGAAGTAAGAAAGAGTGGAGTGGAGGTGAAGAAGAGATGAAGTTAAGACATTTGAAGGTGAAAAATGCATGTGAGAGGTGTAGGGTGAGTGATTTGATTAGATGTGGTGAGGACGATTTTATTTTTGAGTGGACTTATGGAGTAATTAGACCTGAAGATGAAATAGAAGCGATACCATCTTGGTTTGTAGTGGAGAAGAATATACCAATTTGGTATGTATATGGGAGAAGAATGCCAGTGCAAGTAAGTGTAAGACAGTGGATGTATGTGAAGAGAAGTTTAAGAATTTTTTTAAGTAGAATGGCGAGACCAGGACTGAAAATAATCGATGACGGAGATGTAACTTGGTTGGGTATTCTTTATGAGGCATCTGGTTTGGATTTATATGATTGGAGTAATATTGTTGAAGAGGCGAGAAAAACATTGTTCTATTTGTTGGAGGTAGAGTGATGAGTGTTATAGTGGATAGTAGAGAACCAAAATGGGTGAGTAAGGCGTTGAGAAGATATGGATTAAGTGTAAAGATTGAGGCATTAGATTTTGGTGATATAATGAACAGGAGAGTTATAATTGAGAGAAAGACGATGAGTGATTTGTGGAATTCAATAAGTGATGGAAGATTGACGAAACAAAGTAAGTTTATGGTGAAGTTGGCGGAGAGTGAAGGTAAGATACCATATTTTGTTATTCATGGGTATCTTGAGAGAGAACCTCATATTGATTTCAATAGAGTGATGAGTATGGTTTATGGGACAATAGCGAGTTTGAGTTATAGAAGCGGAGCACAAGTGATATATACAGAAGATGAAGATATGGCGGTGTATATAATGGTGAAAATATTGAAGGGAGTGAGTGAAGGAAAGGTGGCAATGCCGTGGATAATACGAAATTCGGATAAGAGAGTGCAAGCATTAGTGAATTTATTTGGAATAGCACCAAGTTTAGCGAAAGCATTATTGTTTCATTTTAAGAGTGTTAAAAGGGTGTTGGAGGCGGGTAAAGAAGAATTAATGATGGTGAATGGTATAGGTGAGCATAAGGCAAAGAGAATATGGAATATATTGAATAAAGAGTGGAGGTAAATAGATTGAATTTATGGGACTTGATGACAGAGGAACTTGAAAGCAGGGATTTAGCATATGTTAGAGATTATGGGTGGTTTTATATGGCATCACTTGGAGCCCATATTCTCAATAATCGCCAAAGAGTCTCACCAGTCTTATTTCTTCAGGGTTTGCCATTTGATATACGCCTCCACATATTAATGGTAGCACCATCAGGGTTTGGTAAATCTATTTGGTTATATCACTTTTTGGATGAAAGGTTTGGTCTATCTTGGGTTCAATCTTTTAATGTGTCCTTTCAGCAGACTATGTCGAGTGCGGGGTTTGTAGGTACTATTAAGTTTAGTGATGGAGAAGTGGTGAAAGTGCCAGGAGTAGCAAAGAGGTATGAAAGTGGGATTATTGGAGTAGAAGAGTTTAGTGGTATTACAAAAATGTTTCTAACTTCTCATGGAGGACAATTGGATAATCAGTTATTAACAGCATTGGATAAAGGAATGGTGGTGAAAAGTTTGGGACCAGGTGAATTGAAATATAAGACTGGCGTGACATTGTGGGCTGGAACACAACCATCAAGATTTGATTTAAGTAGTGGAATGGGGAGAAGGTTTTGTTTTTTGGTATTTCTTCCAACAGATAAGGATATAGAGTTGTTTGTAGAGAAAAGAGAAAGAGGAATGAATAAAGTGTGGAATAAGGAGAGGACGAAAGAGATTAGGAAAAGAATTGATGAATTGATGAGAGAGGTGTATAAGATAGAAAAGATTATACCAAGTGAAAGATTATATGAGATTCTTAGACGATATAAGACAATACATTATGAGTATGATTTGTATGAGAGATTGGCATTAGGGTATACATTATTGAAGTATGGAGTGAAGAAAGAGATGAAAGTGATAGTGGATAATGATTTGATAGATATGATAAGAAAAGAGTATGTGTGGAGAGAGCAGGTGAAAAGAGGACCAGAAGTAAGTCAAATTATCAATGTAATAAGGAGTGAAGAGAAAAATGAAATTGATATTGTGAAGTTGAAGAGTAAGTTAGTGTTGTTGGGTTTGGATTGGAAACAGTCAAGTGAATTAATTAGAGATGCGGAAAGACTTGGTTTGATAAAAATAAATGGAAGAAAGGTAAGGTTGGGGTGGTAATCATGAAGAGAGTTGTAATTAGTATAGAGGATGGAATTTATGAGAAATTGAAAGGTGTTAATGTGAGTGAGATATGTAAAAGAGTTTTGAGAGATTATGCTAAGTATATGGATAAAGATATGGTGAAGTTGATGAATTTGAAGAGGGTGGAAGAGTTATATTTAAGATGGTTAGCAAAAGCGGATAAGAGTGGTGAGAGAGTAAAAACATCAGTTTCGATTCCTATAGGTATTCTTGAGGTGTTGAAGAAGAGGAATATCAATGTATCGAGATTAGTATCTGAGTTATTGTATATATATTTACAAGATGAGTTTGATGAAGCAGTGGAAAAGAAGTATAAGGAGGTGAAAAGAAAAAGAGAAGAGTTTGAAAAGGATATAAGAATAGATATGTTGTTTAATGAGTTAAGAGGATTGGTGAAAAATAGTGAGAGTGAAGATGAGTTTATGGAGAAATGTGTGAGTATTGTAGAGGAGTTGAAAAGATTGGATGTGGAGTTAGATGAAGAATATTTGAGGAAGTTTTATAGGATGATGAAATAGTGTTGAGATGAATAAGAGTTGAGGTGATGAGAAATGGTGAAGTTATATTATGAAGATGAGAAAGTGAAGATTTTCCATGGAGACTTTTTAGAGTTAAAATTAGATGATGAAGACTTACCTAATGTGATAATAACAAGTCCGCCTTATAATGTAGATATGCCTTATGATGAGTATAATGATTTTATGCCTTATCCAGTATACTTGAATAAGGTGAGAAGGTGGATGGTGAAAATGAGAAGATTGTTGAAAACAGATGGAAGGTTGATAATTAATATACCGTTTGCGATATATAAAGGAGAGAGGATACCAGTAGTAGCGGATTATTGTAGGATAGGTAAGGAAGTGGGTTTGAAGTTTCACACAATAATAGTATGGGATAAAGGTGCGGTGTTGAAAAATAATTTTGGAAGTATGGATGCCCAGAACCCATTTTGTGTGCAGAGAACTGAAGCTATATTGGTGTTTTATAAGAATAGTTGGAAGAGAGAAGGGAAGAGTTTTATAAGGAAGGATAGATATTTAAAGTTGACGGAAGGATATTGGCAAATACCAGGACCAAAGCAAAATCTTGGACATCCCGCACCGTTTAGTGAGAAGTTAGTAGAAGCTATAATAGAGTTGTTTGTATTGGAAGGTGATGTAGTGATGGACCCATTTATGGGGACAGGAACAACATTAGTGGTGGCGAAGAGATATGGGTTGAAAGCGATTGGTATTGATATTAGTGAGAGATATTGTTGGACGGCGAAAAGAAGGTGTGAGAGAGTGCAAGGAGTTCAACAAAAGTTACCAGATATATTTGCGAGTAGTGAGAGTAGGATAGAAGGCGATGTAAAGAATGAGAAAAAGAAGGAGGTTAAAGGATGGTGGATAAGCATTTAGTGAAGAGTTGTCCATTTCTTCAGAGAATAGTGGTGGGACCAGGATTAGTGATTACAACATGTGTGAATGATAGGAAAGATTTACCAGAATGTAAGTATTGTATAATGAATGAGAAGGTATATATTGAGAATTATGAAGAGGTGAAGAAGAGTGATAGTCATAGGAAAACACGAAGGAAACATTATTAAGTTTGAGTATAAGAATAAGAAATGGGTTGTTGGAGTAGCTGGAAGTGTTATTGATGATTTAGCGTGGAGATGTAATGATATGTGGAAGTTAGTAGGAGATGAAATATTGTATGTAAGATTTAGAGGATATTGTAATAGTGGAGTGAAGATAGAGGTGTTGAAAGAGGTGATTTTAGATGAAGAGGTATAGATGTCCAATTTGTAGAAGGAGATTAGAAGTAAATAGAATGAAAGGAATATGTATTGAGTTAGTGGAGAAGATGATTTATAGTGTGGAGATAAAGTGTAAGAAATGTGGGTATAGATTGGGAGCGAGACTAGAAGGTGACCCGAAAAAGACGACAGGAAAAGATGAAGAGATTTTTGATATGTTGGTGAAGAGATTGAAGAGAGCAGTGAAAGAGGATTATGAATATATGTGGAGGCCTGAAGATGTTAAAGTGGAAGATGGTTAGAACAGTTTTGCTTACAGATGTATATGGGAGAACAGTGGAAAAGAAAGTAGAAGAAGTTGGATTGTTCAAAACACAGAAAGAAGCGTTAAAGTATGTGGTGGAGAATGATTTGTTTATACTTGATTTGGATGTGATGAGAAAGATAATATTTTTGAATGTAGAGATTAGAAGGAAATGAGGTGATGGAAATGTATGATTATGCAACATTGAAGAAAGTAGTGGAATATTTTGGACCAATAAAGGCGAAGCTAATAGATGATGAGGTGAAGGAAGGAGAAAGAGTGGTGGATGAAGAGACGAAGAAGTTTTATGAGTTTATAGTATGGGACCAGTTTGAAGAAAAGATGGATTGGAGGAAGTATAATTTGGAAGTAGATGTAGAGGATGGAATACTAGTGATAAAGTTGGTGAAGAAAGTGGTGGAGTATTGGTGATGTGTTATGAATGTTGTGCAGGATTGGAGAAGATATAAAGGAGATAGATTGATTGTAAGTGTAGAAGTTATTGATGATGGAAAGAGAGTAGATGAGTTACAATATTGGAGATTAAGAGTGAAGTGGAGAGATAGAGTGATGTTTGAAACAGAAGAATGTATGGTGAAGGTGTTGCAATATTTCACATATTGGGTTTCATTTTTGAATGAGATGATAGAAATAGGAAGAGAACATGGAGGTGTAATGAAATGAGAATAAGGATGTTGGGTGATATATTTAGAGAAATGATAGCAATAGTAGAAATACTTGGTGAAGCAACCTTCAAGTTCACGAGAGAGGGTATAGAGGTAAATCAGTTATTAAATGCGAAAACTTGTATGTTGAGATGGAATGTGAAGGAAGAGATGCTGGAGAGGTATGAGATAGGTGAGAATGATGAGATATTGTTTGCATTGGATAGTAGATTTGTGAAGGGAATGAAAAGAGAGAAGACGGATTATGTAGAGCTAGAGTTTAAAAACAATGAATTGAAGATTACGATGATAAATGAAAAGAGTGGAGTGAAGAGAAGAGTGAGAGGACAAGTGATTGAACCAGGAGAGATAAATGAGGGTGTAGCGAAAGTACCAGAGGTGGTGAAGTTCATGATTTATCCAAGTGAGATGTATAAGATATTAAATGCGTTGAAGAGAAAGGATGCATCGTTTAGAATAAGAGCGAATAAGAGTAGAATTATATTTGAATTAGTAGACCCAAATGTTTTTAAAGAAGTAGAGTTGAGTGCGAGCAGTGATATAATTGGAATGTATGAGGTGGATAGTGATGAGGAAGTGGTGAGTAAATATAGATTGGAAGCAGTGATGAAATTCTGTGAAGCTACAAAAGATTTTGATGCATATACAATATCGTTTGGAGAATATACACCATTAAAAATAGTAGCGAGAAAGTACAGTAGTTTGGAGTATCTGATAGCCCATGTTGTTGAGTAGTATCTTTATAAAAAATGAGAAAGTGGAATATTTAGTAGTTTTGAATAGTAAGATTGAAAATATTATTGAGGAGAGTCTTCTTGAGGAGACTCTCTCAATTTTTCCAATAAATCATATTGTCCTTTCAAATACGCTATTCTCTCTTTAATATTATCTAATTGTTTTTCAAGCTGTATCATCATATTCGTAAGCTGACTTATATCATTTCTGATTTTACTCATCTCTTTTTCATAATCCACTATAATCACCTTCTTTTTTTTCAAATGTTTTCCATATAATCAAATTGTTTTCTTCATTACCATACTAAACTTATCTACTAAATCAAGATACTTTTCTTTTAACTTACTCAACTCAGTTCTTAACCCATTCAACTCTTCATCTATTTCATTAATCTCACTCTGATACATACTAGCTATCTCTGGCAACTCATCTTTTACTAAATTAATCTTCTCTTCCAAATTCGTTTTCTTTGTTTCTAAATCACCAATTCTATACTCTCTATCTTTTATCTCACTTCTTACTCTATCTACTCTTTCTGCCAAATCATCTCTTATTTCTTCATAACTCGCCATATTAAACACCTCCAATCATTTTTCAAGACTTAATATTAACCCCATCTTGTTATTAATTGCGAACCAGCTCGATAATTTATATAGCTTCCCGAGCTATTCCAAATAACAATTCTCTTTAACATTGCCGAACTACTGGTTGGATATGCCACCACCTTTATTATTAATGATACTCTACAAGAAAAATCTGTAAAGTCACAATCAAAGTATCGATAGTTACCGCTAGAACTAGACCCATTCGCATTACCTGTATATGACCCCATTTGTGAAATACTATCACCACTCGTTTGTGTTGAATACACATAGATATCAATCCCATCCGCATTAAATCCATTATAGCTAGTATAAAACCTTACCTTAGTCCAATTATAGCCACTTTCAAACCCTGGTATAATAAACCACAATGTATATGTTCCCGACCCTCTAAAATGCACTGTCATTCCATCATCAATATAATAATATCTACTCATGAAACTTCTAGCCCAAATCTCATCCACATACTTCAAATCGTTATCATGACAGTCTAAAACACTTCCTATCGTGAATCTTATATTTCCATCACTATCTTTTATATCTCCTCCATTAATCTGTAAGTCTCCACCCACTTCGAAATCATCTACAGTTCTAATTTTATCACTCATAATCTGCATTTTAGTGGTTCCTGCTCTCTGCAAATACAAATCTTGATTATAACTTCCAACTGCTCCAGTATCAACAGTAAGACCTTTATTAAAATAAAATCTACTTCTATCTGTATAAAAATGACACCAACTAGTATTCTTTGGTCCTAAATCAAGCCAACCATATCCCGTAGAAACTCTTATAGCTCCTCCCGATGAACCTTTCAAGCTAGCATGAAATACAACTGGGTCTCCTAAAGTTATCCTTGAAGTACCTCCAGAATCAAGAATATCATTTCCTCCAATCTTAAAATCGTATCCTGTCTCCACTAATCCACTATCATGATATATCTTCAAACAGAATCCTTTTGTATCACTATATACTCCCCAATATGTTCCAGTATAACTTCCTGGTCTCATATCGAAGCTCCAATTTTGGTTGTTTCCAGTTGCTTCCAATCTCATATTTTGATTTCCCATCCACTTAATAAAATCACTCTCATTTGATGTAAATTGTCCTTTTATCCATAAGTTACCATTAGTGTCCAACTCCATCAGTTTTGTATCACTTCCACTTTCTCTTCCATACCATCTAAAGTAATGAGCTGAATCCGATGGCACTATAAAGGCTAAAGTCGAAGATTTAATCGCCAATCCATGAAAGTTATCTGCATCTTTCTCACCAAACAATGCAATCTTATCATTAGCCTCATCCTGGAACTTTATATACTTCCCTGAATCCATTTCTAGATTAGAAGTTATCTTTCCACCCAAAGAAAAATCATGAGCAACCCACAGATTATTACCGATATCAATATCTCCTCCAAATGTCTGGTTATCATATCTTCCATATCCTGTCCATCTCGGCGAATTATATACATATAATTCATGGCTACCTGTATCCACTTTAATTGTAGAATCATCAACTTTATCACTAAGATACCCAGCTGTTGAGTCACCAGAATCTGCTTTTACTTTCTCATCAACACTACTACCACCACTTGAAGTCCACTCAAACTTACCACTAGAAGCATCATAACTCAAGACATATCCATCAGATGGCGAATTAGTCGCTTTAATTGATACAGGCCATACTGATTCTGTTGCAATCTTTCCGCTACTATCAATCTTAAACTTCTCACTACTACCATCATAAATACTTAATAAATCACTTCCACCCAAAGAATTAATCCTCAAAAATGAATCCGACTGAATAATCGATGGCGAATATAAATCAGTTTCACTCCCCACCGAAACACTATAACTACTTGGTTCTTTCTTATACCACCCTGGCACCACTACATCATCAATAGCACAGCTTTTCGTTGAATCTGTAGTTCTATCAATCCAAACAAAATCTAACTGCTTATCTCTATTACAATCCATACTGAAATATGTCCAATCTTCCTTTTGATTTTCCAAACTATCACTTGTTTCTGTTCCATCCTTATACTTTACATGAACATCTACATTATCAGCCGCATGAGGTAATTTATACCATAACGATATACTTTCCGCATATGATTCTACACTTCTTTCTTGCTTTATATCAGCCGCATAATAAGTTCCACCACTATAACTATCCAATTCACAACCATACATTCCTGAGTGATTATACCATACAGTACTTTTTACACTAGCCGAGTTAGATTCATTATAAGGTGAAGTCCATGGTGACAAACTTCCACTTTCAAATCCTCCATTACTTATCATATTACCAGAATAAACTAATGTATCAAACTTACTACTCTTGCCACTTACAGAGCTATTGCCATACCACAAATAAATTGTCGTATCTCCATTCGGTAAATCTGGTACTCTCACATAAATCTTTGTACTACTAGTATTAATACCAGATTTAATCCAATAATTCAACTCATTCTTCATAGCTGTATCCGTACTGAATCTAATATCATCTCCATCACTTTGCATCTTTCCTGCACTTATCAAACTTTGCGTATCTAATGTTATCTCCACCACTACATCACTTTCATCACTTCCACTATTCGTAATAGTAATCGGCACTCTGTATCTCCAAGCACTAGAACTACCCGCCATGTCAATCTCAGTCGGCTTCTCAATCACACCAGTAATATGAACATCATCCCACTTATGTTCTTCACTTCCCAAATCCAATCCAGTATCTCTCGGAAGTAACGAACCTGGTACTGCATCTAAATCCCAAACTTTTGTCAATAACAATCTATGTTCATTCACTACTTCTGTTGTCTCTTCTAATGCTCCCGTTAAAGTCGGTTTTATACTTTCCAAATCCAATCTCACTTCATATCTCTCACTTAAAATAAACTTCTTAACTCTATAATCACTACCACCAATCGTTATAGTGTCTCCTTCCACCACTTGTAAATCTTCAATTTGTTTTAGAGTAGTTCTGACATCTAAAATCGTCTTTGGGTCTTTATACATATCCAATAACTTTTGAGCTTCTGAAATTGCCGTATCATCATCTGCACTAGTATCCGCTACATACACGGCACTTCTTAACTTATAATTACTTTGACTCGTCGTATCCTCCACATAATCTTTCCCAAGTCCTGTTGTAATTACTCCACCATTCATTCTTCTCAAATAAATCCTATTAATAATTCCTTCATAATCATACTCCTTCTTAATTATTCTATATGAAGACAAAGTACCTTTAGAAGAACCCTTTTCACCAATATAAACCTTATCATTAACAACCCACCAATCTTTACCTAAAATTCTCGCCAACTTCTTAATACAACTTAATCTTGTTAGTCCTCTAAACTCAACACTAATCGTATCACTTGGACAGCTTCCTCTTGAAAAAGAACTACCCTCCAACACTCTATCTAATATAACATCTGCAGTATCATTGAAGAATACATCTGTTTTATCTGTTTGTCCTTGGTCATATCTAAATATTTCATCGTCTAGTAAATATCCAATCTCAAACCCATACACTTCTACAAGTTCATTATCCAAAATAATAATCTTAGTGATAACACCCTTTGTAATACTCCAGCTCCCAAGCTTCAAATCAAAGCTCTTGAATTTCGCTACAGTTCCATCATCATAATATGACTTGGTAGTCAAGAAATAAATCTTATTGATATCATTTAGCTTAAACTCTACATTCACTCTAATAGGCGCAATATCTGTACTTTCAATCGTGATAGTCCATTTTGGTATGTATACCATTTCTATCAACCCCACATACTTATCGAATAAACAATACTTTTATTCTTCCATTGAGTCGTAAAGTTCACAACTACAACCTCATGTTTATTCCAGTATAGATTACTATCCACATCTACTAAACTTACTTTAAGCGGATGTTTATCATAATCCTTATATAAGCTGTCAAAATCATCTCTCTGACTCTTCGTCATATATCCAGTAATTGTAACTTTCATAGCTCCTATTCCCAACTCAACTAATACTGGGTCAGAATACGGCACTTCTTTCACCATTACTTTATTCGCTCTATCAGCTTTCACACTTTTAGGGTCATCCAATACCACACTTGTACTTTCATCATGAGAATAAAAAGTAACAGCCATAACTCATCACCTCACCAACACTCCTTTCACTCTAGGAAATGTTTTACCCGCTATTCTTCTACCTACTTCATCCAAGAAATAATCTATATCCTCTACACTACTAAACTGAAATGGTCCCGATATAAATACAGTAGCTGTTGCACTCTGACTAACTTTTGGTGTCTCAATTACAGTTGTTAATCCTTCCATTCCTCTTTCCATTCCTTTCACATAAGCTTCACCAACTTTCATACCCCATTTATCAATATAATGAAGCGGTCCTTTCTTTGGTGGTGACTCTCCTTTCAATATCTCTTCTATCTTCTTTAAAGCTTCCACTGCATTTGGAAATCCATCTTCTATTCCCTGTATAAATGAACTCATTAGATTCTGACCCCACTCATATGCTTCTTCACCCCATCTTTCAAATATCGTTTTTACTCTTCCAGACAATGGTCCATATATTACTTCAAGTAAACTATCAATATCTCCTCTCAATGCTCTAATCACCGCTATTGTTGCTTCTGCTTGCCATGCAACTCTTTCTGTTAAAACATTACCTAACCAACTCAAAGACTCTCCGAGAGATATACTAGCTGAGTTTAAAACATTAGTAAGACCTATGGCTTGAGAAAATAATGAGAGCTGACGACCCCATACTCCGAATGTTTTCATTAACTCTGCACCAACTGCATTCACTGCATCTCTAAATCCAAACCAATTAAAAGTATAAGCCGCTAACAATGCCAATAAAGCTGCCAAAACAACTAAAAGTGGTCCTGATGCACCAGCCAGTAATCCCAATCCCACCGCACCTCCTTCTGCTCCAGCTGCAAATAACTGTAGTAATGGTCCTATCATCATCATAGCAGAAGCAATTCCCATTAAAGCAGGAGCTATTGTTACTATAGTTGGCATCCAGAAATGTAATGCTTCTCCTACAGCCTTAATCACTGGCATCCATGTAAGTAGTGCAGTCTTAAATGCGGGTATAAAGTCTATCGCCAATTGAAGTATTAGATTACCTATCTCTATCAATGCATTAATAAACTCTCTATCTCTGGCATGAGTAGCTAAAACATCCAATAACTCCTCAAACTTTGGTATTAAACCTGTTGCCACTTGAACTGTTATCACTCTCATCAAAGCTTCATATGCCCACCACATTTTCATAACTTCTACACCATGTTCTTTTAATTCTCCCATTCCTAAATCTAGTGTCTCCATAACATTACCAGCTTCGGTGCCTCTAGATGAAGCATAAGCAATACCCATTGCTACAATCTGGAAGGTACTTCCCAAATTCGCAGTACTCTTTATCATATTCGTGAACATATTATAGATATTGACACCCCATTGCCACATTCTCATTAAAGCAGTTTGCATAACAAAACCTGCGAAACCAGTCAACCATGCAGCTCTTGACAATCTCTTACTCTCTTTATCAAGAGACGCACCTAACTTTCCAGCCTTCTCTCTAAAGAAATCCATTACTTCACCCGTTGAATAAGTTTCTTCACCTAAAAGTAACATCCCTTGAATATTTGGGTCCAACACCTCATACGAAGTCTTAAGATATTTAAAACCTTCTTTCCACTGCGGTCCCCATATCTGCTTTGAAACCACCATAAGTCTATTCATAAGTTCATTAGCTGTTTTCGCTCCCTTTATCGCTCCCTTTATATAAGGTATATGCTCTCTCTTTAATTGAACAAAAGGTGATGTTGTAGGTAGAGTCTTCGCATATTTATAGAATGCTTTCTCAAATTGCCATCTTTCCATAGTCTTTGGAATAGGAGTTCTAAATGTACCAGTAGCTAAGCTTCTAAGCGCACTTCTCACTCTATTCAATGACTCTAATCCTATCGTTTTTACTCTAAAAACAATATTACTATTTATATCAGGCATTATCTTCACTCTCTCATTTTAATCCTATTCATTATATTGAGTTTATTATACTTTCTCAAGTTATACTATTATACCTCATAAACCATCTTTTCCTTTTTATTTCCTCTTTCAAGCTTTCAGGCTCTCTTAACATCGACATTATAGCTAAATCTAAAACAAAGTCATCCATATTCCACTGTAAAATCTCATGAGGAGGAATTCCAAGTTGAGCCGCCAGACTTGCTACCGATATCATGAACGGTGTCTCCACGAAATTTATTTCCAGTCTCTTCAGCTTCTACTATCCCTGTAAACTTAAATACTTCATAAACTACAAACGCACCAGTTTCAGTATCTATCTCATCTACACCCAAATAATTCTCATCACCAACATCCTTGAACTTTGGCTCCACCACACATCTCTTTAAGATTATGGGTATAACCACTGGCATCCACCTATACGGCTCCCTCTCTAACTTTTCCTGAAAGTCAGACAGAGATTTAAAATGTTGCAATATTTCAGCCATAGCCATCACTGATAACTTCCTTATTCTCCACTTATCACCCATAACTTCAATCTCTTTCGTGTTCTTTTCTCTAAACTTTTTAATATCCACCATCTCACTCACCTTCATGGACTACTTTCCGTATTTATTAATGTAGCTTTCACGGCATATCCAGCTGATGTATTATACACTCCAGTAAACTCTAACTTCTGCACTATTCTATCTCTTCCACTTATATCAATATCATCTTTACTGAGATAAATTTCAGGTATCTCTATCTTGAGTAACTTATACTCATAGCCAGTATCGCTTGAGCCTGTAGCTTCTCCTGTAAAGGTTAACTCTAATGAAAGCGAGCCTAGTGTGTCTTGTGGTTCTGTTGCCGATGCAGAGCCTAAAAACTTTTGATAAAAGTCCCAGTTATCGAAACTTATATCCATAGTACCAGTAATATCGAATCCTTGTGGCTTTATCGCACCAAGTGTTCTACTCCCAATATAAAACACATCAGCATCAATATTATTCGATAATGTCAATCTAATAGCTTCTACATTTGCAACTGTAGAGCCATCTATCTTAACTTCTCCATCATGAAATACGAAAGGTCTTCCAGTTATAACTGTAGGCGTAGACAAAGATTCTAATTTAGCCGTCTTCCCAATTACACTTATTCTAGCAGTAACAAACTCTTTAGCAGGAGCTTCTAAAGATAACTCATTAAAACCTGCACCTGGAATTTGAATAGCATAGCTTCCAACATCATAGCCTATCTCTATAGTATAGCTAGGTAAAGTGTTATTCACTTCAAACTCATGTTTATATGCATCAGAGCTTGGTGAAGCTGTAGTTGTAACTTTTCCAAATATACCCTCCAAGAACTTACCTATATTATCAGGTATCACCACTACTTCAACATCACCACTCACTCTAAACGGTCCTGCTCCTATCTTACTTAACTCTCTTCTAATAAAAGCTTCTTGTCTTAATAATACATTTTCACCTTTCAAGCTTTCATTTAATGGGTCGATATAAACTGATGGCACTACCGCCACTCCATAACTAGATTCTTTTCCTATACCAAAATACTTCGCCATTTTTATGCCTCCTTTATTAATCTTCTTCCTATTAAACGAAGAGCGGCACCAGACCTCTCTTCCAAACCTTCTATTGTAACTCTATCATAAGTGACAGTATCAATTGTACCATTAACACTCAGATCAGCTTCAATCATCTTAATAATCTTATCTATTCCTTCTAATGCACCCCATAAATCACTACCCTGTTTGAACACATAAACAGAAACATAAAATCTCCACACAATATGATATGGAGAGTTATGTTCTGCTATTGCCTGGTCTGGAATAATTAGACATATATAAGCCTTATCAACAGCTGGTTTTATACCAATCACCACATCATCAAACTCATTAAGTCCTTCAATCTGTTCTTTCAATTC